CTGGCAAGAGCTGCTGTATCTGCGACGTTCTCCAACTGTTTTGCAGTTGTAGAAAGGGCAGGTCCAACAAGATACAAAGGGTTCACACCCAAAAGTATCAAGACCCACAGAAACCACGGATTCCTCAGAAGTTTCTTCTGAAGCTCTTCGGGGGTTTTCATTAGAGAACACCCGAAACTACCGTGTCCCCAATCCCGGAGCTCGTATTGCTAAGAGCCCCGATGTGACAGGAGAGTGCAGCGCGAACGTCTTCGCTGTCGGTAAGCTCCGCGCCAGCTGGCACCTCCACAACGGTGGTGATCAGCATGACTCGGGTCGAACCGGCGGCGTCCACAATAACACTCTTGCGAGTGATTTGTTTGTAGACGTTCATAGGAGCAGCAGTCGCTCGCCCTTCCGAATCCAGCGTGCGGGTCTTAAGAACCGCAGGCTTGGAAAAGGCTAGGGTGAACGGCGTCGAAGCTCCCGTTGAGATGACACCAGTCTGCGTACCGCCAAGGGCGGTAATCGCATACTGTTTCCCGTTTGAAGACGGGAAAGTGTCAGCGGTCAGGGTATACGTAGGAGACGTAAGCCCCGACTGGGCGGCCCCCGTAAGGGGGGTAGACGGACTCCAGGCCATTGTAAAAATGTCCTTGTTGCACGGGTTGATAAAATCAGAAGCGACGAGTCTTCAAACGGGCAAGCGCACCGATGTTTAGCCACTGTGTGGCGAACCCCGGTAGGCGAAACCTGAACTCCGGTATTGGAACCGAAGAAACAGGCGTCCGTATGACGACTTTAGCCTCTGAACGGTAATCGCCGATAGAGGTTACTTCCCGCAACACCTTGTACTGTGGTTTAGTGTTGGCATTACGAACGTCTACGACTTGGTAAATTCCAAGCCGCCGTTCGGTTCTAATGCCCCATGCTAAGTCCACCTTACGAAGTGCGAAGGAATCGAGTACCTTGCCAATATTGGTAAAGTAATCGATTAAGAACGAGTACGGCACTAGCTCCCAGACGGTCGGAATAATGTTATCAGGGCTAAAGCCCCAAAGACGTTGTTCCGAGGCGTAAGGGTTGCTAGTATCGCATCGCACGGCACCCCGGTATTTGATCTCGACTCTCTGGTCTCCACGAGTGGAGGCCTGGTAGCCGAGACCGCCGGAGAAATAGGAGACAGTATTTCGGTCAAAAGACTCCGAATTAGTAGAGTGATATCCTGTGATCACAACTAAGTTGCGATTCAGAATTTCCTTCCGCTTTTCCAGAGTCTCCAGGGCGTCTCTGACATCATTTATCAGAGGCATCCAGCCGAAACTGCCTTCAAGCCATGTCTGACTCAAGTATCTATTCTTCGATTGGTGGCTCTTACCGGCTCTCCGCTGTCCGCGGAGAATACGGTTATAGAGATCACCTACCTTAGAACGGAG